ACTATGTGGTACGCAACGATCTAATGAACTCGGACACTAATTCAGTCGTGGAAAGATCAACCGCATATCTAAATCAACTGCGTGAGCAGATCAAGGCACTGAGCAAACAGAGCCATTATGAAGCATATAAAGAAAACTTCCAGGCCTATGACAGTGAAGAAATTCCACAGGACGTGGTAGAAGATTTCAAAGAAAAATTCACTGTAAAATCATTCAAAGAAGATATCGCATCAGTGTTTCCTGTGTTGTATAGACTGATGAAAGAAGGAAACACCATAGGCTACGACGACATAGTCGCAATGACACAAGAAGAAATAGCCAACGAAGATCTTGAAGTAAGTGAAGATGCCTACGATCCATTTGATCAGTTTGAATCATGGGTTATGGGTCTTGGAGAAGCATCGGCTATTACTTCAGAAGATCCAGATGAACAGGCAACAGCAGTACAGGAACTACAGGAATTGGTCAGCCAACCTTTTCCAGCAGGTGTAGATGGTACGAATGCTATAGAGAGTCTCAAAGGCATAATTGAAGATCCTGAGTTATACAAAAGAATCAAAGAACTGTCAGTCGAAGATTCTGACACAGATATGCGCGAACAGATACAGAGTTGGCTACAACTCAATGCTCCAGAAATACTAGAGCAGTTGGATTTTGGTGATATGGTAACAGAGCCGGAAGCAGCCCAAGGAGGTGACCAAACTGCCCCGGAAGAAGAACCAGTAGCAGTTGATCCGGCAGCAGCGGCTGTGCCTGCAGAAGAACCAGTGCCACAGGAATCTACGCAGGCCGGCGGCCCAAATAAAAGTGATGTTCCTGCATATCTACGCAAACAGAAAGGTGATGATCCACTGACTTTGAAGGATCTCGAAGATGAAAAAACAAAATCGCCAACGAGTTCCGCTGGGCTAGCACGTAGAAAGAAAGAACTAGGTATGGGCGAAGCTGATAACGAAAAGGATGATGAAAAATCTCCTCCTTGGGATACTGATGACGATGAAAAGTCAAATTTTAAAAAGCCCAATAATCCAAACCGCACAGGTCAAGATAGTGCTAGAGCACTAGCACAGCGAGGCATGCAGTCTAAAATGAACGTACAAGAATTAGCAGAATTTATTCACAGCTTCTATGATCGTGATTCAGGTACATTCCCCAAAGGCCCAGAAGGCGTCGTTATTATGGTAGGCAAGAAGTTTGGTGAACAGGCAGAAATGGTTGCTCGCAAAATGGTCGAACGCATGGCTCCACAACAACAAGATCCACAGATCGCAGAACTGGCTCGTATTAGAGAATTAGCAGGCTATTAAAGTTTCGTCGCAGTTAGATCGGGCACTTCGGTGCCCTTTCTTTTGGCTAAATCAAATGTAAACGAAAATACGCACAAAGACGTTATATATAGTATACAGATAGTTTTCTGTATATAACTAAAGGAAACTTTAAAATGAAATCAATCGCAATCGTAGTAGCATCGTTGTTCGCAGTATCAGCATTTGCTCAGGCACCTGCCAAGAAAGAAGAAGCCAAGCCAACCGCTCCTGCTGCCGCTCCAGCTAAAGCAGATGCCAAGAAGGACGAAAAGAAGCCTGCCAAAAGTGAACCTGCTAAGAAAGACGCAGCTAAGGCAGACGCAAAGCCAGCAGCTAAGTAATCTTGATCTAGAACAAAACAGTCTTGTCATAGATGATGAGATTGTTTTTGGTCGTAATCTCCAGTCACGCAAGTTTGGCGAGATAGTAGATGATGATCTATCTGATTACGTAGTATGGAGATTATGGCGAGCAAGACAACTGGCACTGGCCAAGTATAAGGAAAAGTGGGCTTGACCCACTTTTTCTTTTGGCAAAACAAAATCAAAAAACACATAGATAATCATTGACCTTGATAAATAAAAAGCGCATAATAAAACATGTGCATAAGGCATATAAACATTTTAGGCATAACACAAGGAGGCATTTAAAATGGCTACATTATCAGAAATCCGTGCTAAACTTCAAGAAGCACAATCAAAGTCCACAGGACAATCCACCGGCGGTGGAGACAACGCAATTTACCCACACTGGAACATGCAGGAAGGTAAGGAAGCAGTAATTCGCTTGCTACCCGACGGTAATCCTAACAACACATTTTTCTGGGTAGAACGAGCAATGATCAAATTGCCGTTCGCAGGTATCAAAGGTGAAACAGACAGTCGTCCAGTTCAAGTGCAAGTCCCTTGCGTTGAAATGTACAACGACGGTACAGTTTGCCCGATCCTAGCAGAGGTACGTGGTTGGTTCAAGGACAAATCACTAGAAGAAATGGGTCGTAAGTATTGGAAAAAACGTTCATACATTTTCCAAGGTTTTGTAGTTGAAGATCCAATCAAGGAAGATAAGATTCCAGAAAATCCAATCCGTAGATTTATCATTGGTCCTCAGATCTACAACATCATCCGCTCGGCATTGATGGATCCAGAACTAGATGAACTGCCAACAGACTTCCTGAAAGGTCTAGACTTCCGTATTGCTAAGACATCTAAAGGCGGATTTGCTGACTACTCTACATCAAAGTGGAGCCGCAGAGAACGTGCTTTGAGCGATGTTGAAAAATCAGCCATTGACAGTCACGGACTTTTTGATCTAAGTGGGTTCCTTCCTAAGAAGCCCACAGATGTTGAGCTCAAGGTCATGAAAGAGATGTTTGAAGCATCTGTAGATGGCGAAGCCTACGATATGGATCGTTGGGGTCAATATTTCAAACCAGCAGGCATGGGACAGGCCACTGGCGATCCTAACAAGGTCGCTGCTCGTGCAGCACCAGTTGATGAAGATGCAGATGATGCTCCTGCTCCAAAGGCCGCTCCTGTTGCAACACCAGCAGCACCAGCAGCAGCAACCGCAGAAGGTGCTAGTCGTGCGCAAGATATTCTTGCAATGATTCGCAATCGTCAAAAGCAGTAATTAACACGGCTCGGGCCAATGAGACGTAGTTCTTACGCCCGAGTTCTTCTCATCACAGGATAATAATATGGCAAAAGCATTTGATATTTCTAAATTTAGAAAGTCAATTACTAAGAGCATCGAAGGACTTAGTATTGGCTTCAATGATCCAGTAGACTGGATCTCAACCAACAACTTCGCACTGAACTATTTGATCAGTGGAGATTTTTACAAAGGTATTCCCCTAGGTAAGGTCACTGTGTTTGCTGGTGAGTCTGGTGCAGGCAAGAGTTTTATCTGTGCCGGTAACTTGGTCAAGAACGCACAGGCATCGGGCATATTTCCTATATTGATTGACACAGAAAACGCCTTAGATAAAGATTGGCTAGAAGCCTTAGGCGTAGACACTTCAGAAGATAAATTGATGAAGTTGAACATGGCCATGATCGATGATGTGGCCAAGACCATCGTGGAGTTCGTAGCAGAATATAAATCCATGGATGAAGCCACACGTCCTAAGATCTTGTTCGTGATAGACAGTCTTGGAATGTTACTGACTCCCACGGATGTTAATCAGTTTGAAGCCGGGGATCTCAAAGGTGACATGGGCCGTAAGCCCAAAGCACTTACGGCACTGGTTCGCAACTGTGTGAACATGTTTGGTAGTCTTAATATCGGTTTGGTGTGTACTAATCATACCTATGCCAGCCAAGACATGTTTGATCCAGATGACAAGATCAGCGGTGGTCAGGGTTTTATCTACGCCAGTTCAATCGTAGTGGCCATGCGTAAGCTGAAACTCAAAGAAGACGAAGACGGTAACAAGATTTCAGAGGTCAAAGGTATCCGTGCTGCTTGCAAGGTTATGAAAACACGATATGCTAAACCTTTTGAATCAGTGCAGGTGAAGATTCCTTATGAAACAGGTATGAATCCATATAGTGGACTGGTCGACCTGTTCGAAGCCAAAGGCATGCTCAAGAAAGAAGGAAACAGCCTAGTCTATACCACTGCCGATGGCGAGATCATTAAACAATTCCGCAAGGCTTGGGAACGCAATGACAATCTCGGTCTTGACAAGGCCATGGCAGATGTATCAAAACACGGTGAAAAATCCATTTCTGAGATAACTACTACAGTTGAACCAGACTTGGAGGAAGCCGAATGAAAGAAGATTTAATCGCCGATATATGGAATGTAGTGATTGGTCATATTCCAGAAAAACAACGAGCTGATGTTGCCGCTGATTTTGTTAACACACTATTAGACCACGGTATCAAAGACTCTGTGTTAGAGTCACTGCAAGGAGTAGATCCCTATCTAGACGATGCCATCGAATATGCTATTGATGGTGAGGAAATCGAAGAAGAATACGAAGACGACGAGGAATAAATGAATTGGTATGATCGAGTTTCCAAGGATATTTCGAATATTCCCGATGCCGTGGCCTATTATGAAGCTGAATTACTTTCAGCAAAACAAGATGTCCGTGTAACGGGAAGCATCGAGAAAGCCTCTGCGCAGATGCCTGGCATCGTAGAAACTCGGTTCAATCAATTGCAAGAAATTGAGGGTATCCTAGAATATCTCAATATCGAACTTCGTAGACTTCGTAGTCAACACTTTCGTAAATATCTCGAAAACTATCAACGTCAGCTCAGTTCCAGAGACTGTGAAAAGTTTGTGGAAGGTGAAGCTGATGTTGTAGATTTTGAAAAGATCATC